TTTTCTTCTCTTTCTTTTTGTGCAGAGTTTGGCTCTTTTTCCATTGTTTTTAACTTAACGTGGTATTCATCTTCTATCCAATTTACAATAAATTGCGGGACACGCATACCGGCTAACATCATATTAGCAAAAATAGATTTAAGTAAGTATGATCCAATCGTGATTGTCACAAAGAATGAAATGAAGTCAAATATGACTGGCGAATAAATCACGTTACGCCCACCAACATGTGTTGGTAATACTGAAATAAATACGGTTACAAACCAGATGATCAAAGGTGTAAACGCTAATGGGATAGACTTGCGCAAACCGCCAAGTCCACCACCTGACGTTCGTGCAACCTGTCGTCTTTTACGCCACCTTCCACCTAGAAATGTGTCATAAAAGATTAAAATAAAAAGTAACATAGTTTCTGTTACTCCGTTAAGATTAGCAAATAAGTAATCTAGTATTTCATTCATGTTGTTACCTATACGATATTCCCATTTGCATCGCGCCAATTATCGCCATTATAAATTACTTTTTTATTTAAGTCAGTACGATAGAATTCTTGCAAATAATCTGGGTGAGGTGGGTTCGTTGTTCCGGACTTCGGCGCAGCAATTTTACGCGTTAGAATATTCTTTCCGCTTTCTGGAGACCACAAATTATGCAGACCGATTGCAGTACCTTGGATATTATAGTCAAATGTTCCTTTCCAACCATTTGGCAATTCTTCAACAGCGTACGGATTAGTGTCGCCTGTTGGGTCGTCTGGAATAACCGTGTCGTCAAATCGTTCGATAGAGTAATCAATTGCTGTGATTAGTCCACTACCTCTAAATCTTGGTAAGTGTCGGTTCCCTTCGTCAGCGTTGTTGATAAGGGTTAATGGCTTTTGAGCATCGCCATAGAACTTATATCCGAATACACATCGAGCGACAGTACAATTCTTCATCACAACGTGTTCGGCTCTGGCGATAATAATGCCAGTTCCAAGTCCACCTATGTTGACTGTATCAAGTCCAATTAGTGCCATTTCATCATTCGCATCATTGACAGAGATAACACCAATGCTGTCAATGCTTGGAGTTACTGGCTTATGCCGATCAAATCGATCCATGAAGTAGCTTTCTGAATATACGCCAAATTGCTTCATAAATGATGAACCAAAATACTGGCCGTTAATACCAACCAAAGGCTTTTGTGAGGTATAAAACTTCAAATAGAAATTATTAAAGTTCACATTTGTTGCAAATCCCCACCACTGTCCAATCGTGATAACTCGTTCATCCCCAATGATGACGTTGTAATCCGTTCCCGAAACCATACTGTCAAAAGCTTTTTGCGTGACATGCATTGTCACACCATAATCGGACAAATTACTCTTATTTTCAGTCGTACCGACAAAGTTAATCGTTCGCGCATAACCGTTATTTCTGAAGAAGATTGCTGAATTATTATGGCTGCTGAAACTATCAAGATAGTAATCGCCGTCTAGAAGCTGCAACGTACCACCAAACACCAAATCTTCAATGGCTGCGTTAATCATTGCCTCATCATTGATACCTGTGCCAACGTAGTCTGCGCGCGCTTTATCCAAATCTGATGAGTTAGCAGCAGCAACTCGTACTATTGTATCTTTCATCGGATTGATAATTTCTGGGAATGCATTAACGATTTGTCCGTTGTCAAACGTAGACCCAACATATAAGAATCCAGCATCAGCTGGTGTTTGAATATTAATCGATGTTCCAGCTAGCAATGAAACAATGCCTGTATATCCAGTAGCATAATCTGGTGTATCTCCGACGTTTCCGGTCTGTGTCTTTAAGAAAGTATAAGTGGTTGCTATTGCTGAATTGGCTTTAATTCTTACCGATTTGCCAATTTCAGAAACAGGAATAACGGCAGACGTTGAAAACCCAGCTGTTGTGTATTTTCCTGAAGTTGAACCGATTACAAACGGTAAATGCGGATAATCCTTAACGTTCAAAGCACGCTTATTTCCAAATATTGTGGTATTTAAACTATTAATACTTGATGTGTTTTTTTCAACTGTTGCGTTGCTATTAAAAAGAGTAACAGTTTGTATGGTTTCTGGGCGACTCGTTACTTTGAAAGTCACAGCCATCGCAGGTACATCAATGGTTTGCTGTCCAACAAATCTCTCTAACATTCCAGAACCTGGGATAAATACACCATTTACGTCGTAAAACGCATACCCAACGTTCGATGTAAAACTTTCAGAGAAAAACGTTAAGCGATTTACGTTCGCAACAGAGACGGTATAGTATGGAAGTGTTGAGCTCGCGGACACTGACCCGTCAAACGGATCAATAGCTCCCATAGTCTTCCCCGGTGTGAAACGCCGGATGCCATCGACATTATAATCAATTCCAGAAGATTGATATACCCCACCAGCAACCCAAGTTGTCCCGTTCCAGTAATTCCAGTTACCATTGTTAGTTGTAATATAGGTGCGGTTATGGTCTGGATTTGCAGCGATTAAATCAGCTAGTGTTGGATAAATACCACCAACTGCCAATGCACCAGAACCCGTAATGGTAATATCAGATGTACCGTCAAAAGGCGTACCGTTTATATTACGTGGCGTTTGTAATTTAGTCGCTGAACCAGTAACTGAACCAACAATAGGATTATTGAACGTATTCATTCCAGTCCACATATTATCAGCTGCCTTAATGCTTAAATTTTGCGCCTTTAAATCATTGACGCTAGTAACTAATCCAGACATGTCGTTTGTCAATTTATTAATTGTCTGATCAACAATTGAGATATAATCACCAGATTCTTCCGCTGTTATATCAACTGCGTCCAATACATTGACACGGAACGCAGCGCTCGATGCCGACTGGTCTGATTTTACAAATGAGAAGTAAGCATTTTTAAATTCACCTTGATTTTGTCCCCATGCCTTAGTTGGCGTATATGTGAACTTACCGTTTGTCGTGTCTACATTAGATACAGCTCCATCAACAATTTTAAACCCGCCGGCAGTTGTACCCATGAACATTGTCATCCAACCAGTTAAGTCGAGCGGTTCACCGTTACTCGTTACTGTAACATCAAGTGATTGATAATTTCCGTCACCTTGGCGCAACTGAACCATAGGGTTTTGGAATTCTGATTTAGTTGTATCAATATTTAATACAATTCCGTTTGCCATTATTCACCCTTTTCTTTTTGTTCGTATTGCTCAACCAGTGATGCTAATTGCGCAATTGCTAATGTTTTGTTTGCGTTTTCTTGTAATAGTTTTTGGATAACAACATCTTTATCTGGTTGCATAATTAAGCTCCTACCTTTGTGCTTAGCATATTCTTAGAAACAATTTCAGCTATCTTATCTAACTTTTGTTGACCGTTATATTCAAGCCATTCAGATCGACTTATTACTACCGTTCCGTTATCAATTGTCGTTCCGTCTGTGAACGTGACGCCAAAAATTAATTTAACTGTTTGGTCTTCGTTATTTGGTACTTCATTTTTCATTTGAATGTTGTTCATTTTTCTTTTAACCTTTCAATCTCTACTTGTTGTTCTAATATCATTTTGCGCATGTTTCTGATGATTGGGATTAGAGCAGCACCAATTTTCTCATACTGAATACCATGTAACTCACCGGTTTCTTCGTCTTTCAATACAAAGTCGTCAAGTCCAGCTTTATCAAAATCTTCAGCAAGCATACCATAATATCTACGATTGCTTAAATCGATTTTATGATCTGGCTTTATTCCACTTTCTTTGTACCTTTGAATTTCTTCATCATCTGACTTATCTTGCCAAGTCATAGGATCAAGCGTTAATAGTTTCTCACCGGCAGAACCATCTTTGTCGTACTCAATATTAGTTTTATATTTTATAGATGAAGACAAGGCAGTTAAAGCACCGTCTGTCGCCATTTGTACCGATGTACCACCAGAAGTCCATTTAACATTTCCGAGGTAAATATAGCCATTATTGCGTGCTTCTACGAGCCACCTTCCGCTCGCCTTTAAACTAACGTTTCCATTGTTTGAATACAAATTCATCGTATTTGAAGAACCGACATAAAACTGTAAATCCTGACCTTGCTGCAATTTAGCTAAATCAGTTGTTGCGCTGTTGATTGATTGCCAACCTCTACCACCAATTAACTTAATGGTGTCTGCGTAAACAGTACCAGAGGTATTGACAGAAAATCTTGGGTTGTTTTGGTTATAACCAACATACATACCGTGACCTGTCAAGAATGAGTAACCACCGGTCTGTTCAGGGTGATCAGCGTCTTCTTGTGATATGCGCAATCCTGTCATGCCTAATTCAGCAGAAACATTTAATCTATTTGTTCCAGATTGAATACCAGCGTCACTTTGTGTATACCAAGCATACTGCTTTGCACTTCCAATATAAGCGTCTGCCGCTGTTACTGTACCGCTAATAGCTAATCGTGTACCATCGCTACCTAGATTATATACGCCGTTTTGATTTATTCTAATCCAAGGGTCAGTGTTTCCACTAGGTTGGTTATTGTAGTAATAAGGATTGTCAGAGAAATCGTATATTGTCCCCAACTGGTTTGCATAAAACTTTCCACCATTAGTAATACCAATCTGAACACCTGTTAAGTTACCAGTCGTAATATTGCTTGCGTTGATATTGATACCGTTTATTTGTGAGAAATCAAGTTGTCCACCTTTAATGAAGTTAGCTGATAATTCGCCTGTGACGATATTGTCGGCGCTTAGGTTTAAAACATTAACTTTGTAAGCGTCAACTGTTCCAGCTTGCAACCGTGATGCGTCATAAGCCCCTTTAAACTTAACCCAAACTGTGCCAGAATAAGTATACATTGCCTTGCCATCAGGCTCATTGTTGTCAGTCTTAAACCATACGTCACCTAATACAGCTCCAACTGGATCAGCATTACCGTAGTAAACTGTGTTATCACCTTGTGCAACGGCTCTATTTTCTTGCCATTGTTGATCAGTTTTTGCACCTAATACCCAGATAGTGCCGTCAAAGTAGTACTCTTCTGTATTTCCGTTAGGCAACGCCTTGAACCATACGTCACCTTTTTTAGGGTTTGGTGGTTCTTCTGCACCGAATGACGTGTTATTGTGTCCACCGTTAGCAACGCTCCATTGTACTTGGTTACTATTAGTCGTAATACTTCCAGATAATTGATTAATCTGTGAAGTGATACTGTTGCTTGATAGGTTATCACCCAATGACAATTCAGTCATTTCAGGGTTCAACAAGTCGTACTTAACTTCAAACACTCGTGTCTTATAGCTTAAATCACGGTCACTGTGCATAATCAGTACCGTGTCACCAAGTGATAAGTTTCCAACTTTAGCAACCGTTGCTGAATACTCAACCAGCGGGTGGTTAATTGACATAAGTGTTTGATATGCTTGCTGGATTAAAACGTTAGGGTCTTCAATTTCATCAAAAGTTGTCAGATATAATCTAGCCGAACCATTAATATGACCATATTTAGCCGTAGCGTCATGGTCTTCAAGAATTTTACTCCCAGCAGGTTTATCCAACTGTTTACCACTAGACTTAGACCACGTAACGCCACTAATATCAATTCTGCGCCCATATCCGTCAGGAGAACCGTCAGAACCAGAGCTAACCTGTTCCCCTTTACCACGTGGCAAAATAGCGGTATAAATGCTGTCAGATTGCTGTTTCTTTGTTACCGTTAGTAAGTTACTACCGTCAGCAAAAACTTTTGACGTATCGTTCCCTTGCCTGAACACATAGTCCATGAAACGACCAGAAATCTTGTTGCCAGTAATCGTGATATAAAAGTAAACTTCGCCACCCATTAAACCAACGACTTTTTGGATAGCTTCTAAGTTTGTGATGTAGTAGAAGTTTGTTGTAACACTGCCACCAATATTCACGGTACCTAATGACCATTGTGACCCAGCCAAAGCATAAGTCATAGCCTGACTAGCACTAACGTTTTTAGGACGCTTATCTTCAATATAGGCGCTTGATGCAAGCTCTTGATAAGCCAATTCACTAGCCGTGTACTCAATACTATCAACATTGTCATTACGTGACATAAGACGGAAAATCAAGTGTTTATTGCTTTCCTTAGGGTGTGGTGTTGACACGTATTTTACGTCATCATTAAACCCTTTGTTAATTGGCACACTGAATGAAAACTCGATAGCTGTATTAATCTTAAAATCAATCTGACCAGCCGTTAAATCGCTTTCTTTTAGTAGTCCTATAATATTCTGTTGTTTATCAAATAAATAAATCATAGAATACGTACCCTGTAACTAAGAGTCACATCACTGACATTAGTCCCTGTCAACTTATCTCCGTTTTTTACTTTTGATTCAAAGATGTTAGTTTGTTGAATATTAATGTCTGACAACTTACTTGTGCCATTGATTGTGATATTAAAATTTACCATGTCAACCACAACTAATGCGCCAGCAGGATAATTACCAGCCATTGTCAGATTGTAACTGTTGTTAATATTGGCTACGATTGACTGCGTTGATGATACAAGTTTCAAAGTGATTTTGTCAACTGGTTGCGAGTAAATTAACTGTGGGTCATTGATAACTAGCGACCCAACACCAGCGATTGTTTTAGTCTGACCATGTCTAAACGGATCAGTCATTTTAATCGTGATTGTTCCAGTTGTGTTAATTTCTCCAACTGTGTCATTATTCAATGACGTAACTGTGCCATATCGAACAAATTCGTTTTCGTCAGTAAAGTAAAACGGTTGTTCTTCACCTTGTAACCAGTATTTTAATTGAGTATACCTACGGTTAAATTCATCAATCGTATCGGCATTCAATTGATATTTAATTGTTAATTCAGCAGTGTCAATTTTACTAGAAATAAAAAGCTCGCCGTCTGCCGCACTATTAGCTGTATTAACTGAACGTGTGAAATTTTCACGTCCTGATACATTTAATGTGCGATAGCCTGCAAGATCCTTATCTATATTAACACCGCCGAATGTCAACGCCTCTGGCATTAGTACAAATTTTGTACTTTTTGCCGTCAGGTCATGAAATTCGTATAGGTTTGTCATATTTTTTCCTTATAGAATAAGTATACACTATTTAGTTATAAATATACACTGTTATT